GAATTATGCAAGGTGTATTTGTCAAATACCTTACAACAGACGATGACAACGCAAATGGAGAGCGTACGGGCGGATTTGGCTCAACTGGGGAGGTTTGAGAATGAAAATTGATTTACCAGAACTTGAGAGAAAGTTAAGCTATGGAATAAATTTAACCATCAAAGAATCAACTATTTTGCTTGAAAGCATGGAAGGTTTTATTGATGACAAAATCGAACTCCAAGAACAGCTTAACACTGAGAAAAAGAAGCTGACAGAAGAGATAGAATCAATAGAAAAATATCTAGATAAATATGGAATGTCATCTTATGGTGCTAATACTCGTCAAGCCTATCTTGAGGGATTGAAACAAGCACTCGCAGCGATTGGAGGGGATGATGAGTGAAATTTATATCGAAGGTAGATTTAAAATGCCAGTTGTTAATACTGACGAATTTGGCTATGACGAAGAAGAAGTTAAAAAGTTTGACTGGGAAGATTTTGCAAAAGATGAATTCTGGAACAGTTGTGATTATATGGGCGAACTAGAAGATAAGTATGACATTACTTTTCATAAGGTCCAACCCCAGCTCACGATTCCGAAAAGCATTGCAGATTTACTTGATAAGTTTATCGAAATTGATTTTGATGATATGGGTCACGAAGATTGGTGGATTCAAGAAAACGGGCTTATTGAGTGGTTTAGTAAAACCCCTAATTGCTATATAAAAGATGCCTACCTCGCAGGCAAAGCCCTCGGAGTTGATTTAGTGAAAGTGATTTAAGGAGAATTGAAATGAAAATTGTATTAAATAAATGTTTTGGCGGATTTGGTTTGAGCCATGAAGCTAAAATGATGATTTTTGAAAAAAGAGGAATCAAAGTATTTCCCTATCTATTCAAGTTTGGTGATGAAGAGTTCTTATATGAAAAATTATCTAAAGAAGAAGCGGTTTCTATTACTAGAGACATAACCTATTTTCAAAAAGACCCTCAGCTTGATAGTTTTTCCAAAGATTGGGGAGAAGAAGATGAATTTGACTCTATTTATTTAGGCTTTGATGATGATAGAGGCAATAAAGACCTCGTAGAAGTTGTAGAAAAACTTGGTAAAAAAGCAAGTGGTAAATATTCAGATTTAAAAGTTGTTGAAATTCCAGACGGTGCAAGCTATGAAATTAGCGACTATGATGGAATCGAAACTGCTCACTATGGCTTTCAAACAGGAAGTGTTTAGAATGACCGACAAACTAATATCGCTGGTCAATGACTGGTGGGGGAGGGATTGAATGTACGAAAAAAAATCATTATATATTAAACCAACAAATGAGATACACGATAGTGGTTTCAAAATGTTAGAAGTTGGCTATGTAAATAATGGAGAATGCAAATCCATAGGACGATGTTCTGATGTTATAAACTTTGGCTTTTGTGGGATGGATATTATGCCAAAAGACTTAAATATTGATGTGAATCCAAACGGAGCAATAAATATTTGGTCATTTAATGACGAACTTGAATGGAAAAGACCTATTTTATCTAATGCTCAAGTGATTGTTAAAAACAAGGAGGACAACCAATGAAACTTTTGTGTAAGCTGTTCGGGCATAAGTGGACGTTTGAAGATAAAAAATTGCTTCTATTGCCATATGGAAAGCATCACTGTGAGCGTTGCGGATTGCTATATAAATATAACGAATCAGAGTCTGATACATACGTTAAATGGCTTGATAAACATATGGATTGAACGCAAAAAAAAGCCCAAATCAAAGATAAGGGCTTCGGGGGATTAACAAAAATTAACGTGATGATATGTCCATGCAAGATAAACAAGGTCTAACCTGGAGTGATGGATATATTTCTTTAACATATTCCATGGCATCAAGGTCATTTTCAAATTGTTTATTAATAAGATACGAATCAGTGACTGTCGGGCGATTAGGGCAAGCACCTTTGTGTACTTCATGATAACCGCTAAAGTCGCCAGTTTTATTTACAACATAACTCATGATTAAATCCTCCTTCAAATAGTTATATTGTATTATTTTAAAACTTTTATTAGTCTAGCACAAGGAATATGACTTGAATAAAGGAGATAATAAAAAGCCCAAGCTGACCAAGCTTGAGCGAAATACTGAACAATATTGCGAATTTTTTTGGTCATCAATATTATAGCACATATAACTATAATTCATACCAAAATAAAAATACCCGAACTGACCAAGTTCGAGCGGGTGTGATAAAAAATATTTTCTATATTTTTTTGTGGTCTAACAAATTATATCATATTGAGCTAGGAACTCGCTAAACTCAACTGGAGGAGAAAATGTCACAAGAAATTACCGTTGATTTTTCAGAACTAATCGCTAAAGCACAAACTAAAATTGATAGACTGCAAGCCATGATTCATGATGTTAGAGGTCAAAAGATTGTTTTAGATGATATCAAAAATAATCATATACCTAGGGATACAAAACTTGGATTCAACTTAATGGGAGTTTATAAATGTTTTATTAAGATTGATGTTGGCACACTCATCCCTTTGTTGGAACAAAACATTGAAGATAATACATCTCTTATTAATGAGTTGGCTAAATAACTAGGAATTGAGGTTGAATAGAATGAAGAAAATCAAAAATATAGCAATTTCCACTGTTTTAGGTGCTTCAGCGCTTATCGGACTATCAGCCTGTTCACAAGCTGATAAAGTGAGCCAAAACGTAAGCAATGATGCAGATAATTTTAAAGTTGAACGCAGAGTGGTTATTATCAATACTCGCACAGATAAAATAGAATTTGTTGCTAAAGGGCTTATCTCTGTTAATACTGAGGACAGTAAGAAACTAGTAATTCTAGCAAAGGTAGGGAAAAGTCAGTACAAAAAAGATATTATTAATTTAACAAATAACAACATGTATACCGTTGAGGACTTATCAGGAGCGAACGTAAACAGTTATAAATATGAAGTGACGTGGTTACCTGAGTCAGTTGTTCCTGTGAAAATTGTTGGAGAAAAATGATGGGGATTTCCATAGCAAACTTTTTAATTACATTACTGACTTATCTTTCAATATGGTCAGTAATTGTAGTTATATTCATTGGACTGATGAGCCTGATAGCTTACTGGGCTTATTTAGTATATAAATTTCTAAGAAAGATAGGAAAATAAACAGCAAAAAAAACTCCACACTTGGTCAGTAGTATGGAGCAACTAATTATCAACTTAGTTTGTGTAATATTTTTGACCAATGTATATTATACACTATTAAACAAAAAAAGCCCGCTGGGAACGGGCTTCGTCAACTGAATTTCTAACTTAATTATACCACAAAAGGAGATTTTGATGAATGGCAGATAAGTTAGATAGAATTATAGGAGATTACGTGAATGGCAGACTTGAAGCCAGAATAAAATCAATTGAAAGCAGATATCTTTATAAGCAAAAAGTAGATAACTTAGGCATTCGCACAGCTTACTCTGGTGGTTCTGAACAATTGAGCCATGTTATAAATCAAGAAAAGCTTGAGAGTGACGAAGAATACCTTAAACTTAAGGAGCAACTAGAGATATTAGACTTTTGGTTTAAGCCTTTGATACCAGATGAAAAAAGAGTTATTGAACTAAAATATAGCGGTTATGCTGGCTTGTACTGGTACCAAGTAATGCAATATTTAGATATCGAAGGAATTAAAGATATTGGCTTGAAAAAAGCTAAGACGATATTCTATAAGTTCAGAAATGATATCTACCGACAAATGCAACACTGTTTTTAGGGCATATTTTTGGACAAAAATTGGCATGAAATTGCCTAAAATTGGCACCTCAACCCTTGTTTTTGCTGATATACTTGTATTATGAAGTAAAAGGCAAAAACACAAATATCATAAGTATCGGTTTGAATTTGCTTCATAAGCTTGTTAGGGTTCGACTCCCTGACTTGCTATATCTACATTTGTTCTATGTCTGATTATACTAGTCCAGTCATGAATAATATAAATTATTAGTGCGGTTGGAACTAATTAGCAAGAGTAAACGTGTGTGGCAACGTTACAGCGAGGTGGATACCTCTATGCTGTATGGATTCAAGACCCTGACTTGCTATTCGATTGCATTGCTTAATACCGGTGCATGGAAAATATAGTGTGGCGAATGAAGTCCATTAAATGCAGAGAGGGATGCAGCTATTATATTTTATTACAGGTTGTCCACTGGGCAGCCTTTTAATGTTGATGAGAGGAGATGCTATCTTGCCAATGACTGGACG